CAGACAATGGCCAGTACACATGTAAGCCGTACCCAGAGTCCACTATAATAGGTTTTGGTAGAGATACTTCTTTACAGAAAGTCTTTAACGCCGCCATAGCTTCTGGCCTAGTAGCGTACTTCTTAACGTCATCCCCTATGTCCAGATCAAGAAAGAACGCTTGCACATTCTCTACTAGGTCTGCACTACGTGAGCCTTTACCGGCAAACGATCCTAGCGCGTAGAACGTATCCCACCCATCAGCATCGTAGTCGGTAGCACTGGCTACCAAGGATTCTTTATCTTTGAAGAATATCTGTTTGCGGTCTTCCCACTGTTTGCCACCATTGCGTAAAGCCAATAGACAGTAGAAGTTCCCCTCCGCTAATACCTTTTCTAAAAATTCACTCGCATTCATATAGCCCCCCAACCGAAAAAATACTACAAGGCGCTAGTGTGAGCCGCCCTGTAGCTAAGTTAACAAACGGTTAAAGGTTATTCGTCGTCCCAGTCGTCAATGATAGAACTAAGGTCTTCGTCTTTGGCCTTTGGAGTTGGAGCGGCTTTCTTCTTAACTACTTTCTTTGGCGTAGGTTCTGGCTCAGTATCTTCTGGCTCATCACTATTGTCATCACCAAACACGTCAGCGGTTGTTTCTTCCATAGACTCTTGGCTAACTGGCTCTACAATAGGGGCAAACGGGTTGTCGTCTTCCCCTTGTGTGAAGCCCTCAACTATACCGAATGGGTTAGACTTCTGCATCTCTACATACTTGATAACCTGTACAGCTTTCAAGCGTAGTGATACACCGTGGTCACGCATGTTGTACGGTACGAACACCACCGCTACGTTAACCGTGCTACCTGTAGTCAGCATGAAGTCGTCTGGCAGTTCAGTTCCTCTAGCGTCACATTGCATAGGTTTGGAAGTTAGCTCCGCGCCGTACGCGCCTTTCAGTTTAGCTTTACCTACGTAGGAACCGTCTTCGTCTTTAGTAAATGGCATCTCCAACTTGGCGGGCCACTTAGCTTCTTTCTTTTCTTGGTACGCTTTAGACATCTCAAGGAACAACGCCTTGGCTTGGTCTTTGGTCATACGAAATGACATCTCGTAAGATGCGCCGTCTTCACTTGCGTCACAAGATACCGAACGGTTCTCGGTATTGTCAAAACGATACGTCTGGTTGATACGTGGGTATAGTGCTTCTACATTGTTTACTAAGTACATGCTCATTCTCCTAAGAATGGTTTGGTTTATGTTCGTACCCATCAGTAATTCCAAAGGGTGACGATCCTACGCTCTGATCAATAATGATCAAAGTTATTGCTTCTTTAGTGTCAGGGTGATCTTTAGTCTGACTTACTATGGCTACCTCTTGCTTGTCTAAGGAACGGACTGGCTTGAAGTAAAGTTTTGGTACGGCGCTGTACTCATCGAAGTACATTCTTGTAACGATAGACGCTGCTTGCGTATTATTTTGTGATAGCAAACTGGCGTATTCTTTAACTGGCATGTTACCTTTTACAGTTTTACCAAAAATAGAAGTGGCTGGCAACTGAATTTGATAAACTTCATCTAACTTTTGAGCCGGTGCTACTGCTAATCGTTGAGAAAACCTGCAAGCCCTACCGTTACTTCCAGATGAACCGCGTACATTTTGCTTGCAGTCCATACACCGACGACTCTGTACCTGTTCTTCTGGCACGTCCGCATCAGGTGTTTGTGTTGTAGCCGACCAACACGTTGGCGCTACAGTTTTACTAGAGTCAAAATCTGCGGCGTAGTATGAACGTGATACAGGTGCTGCGTCTAGTATAACGACATCCATACTGTTGTCATAAGCAAATGGTTGCCCCATGAAGTTCCCACCCCGCAAGCTGATTCGGCGCATCTAAGCGTCCTCGTCCACGCTAAGCCCTAAGTCCACAAGCGTGTTACCCTCGGGGCCGCTCTCACCACTTAACATAGCTGCTTCAACTGCGGCCACCTTAAATCTATACGTGTTACCTACTTTGATATAGGTATTTTGGGGTACATGGCCATTGCGTAGCCATGCGCGAGTAGTAGACACAGACACCCTAAAGTGTTTGGCTAACTCCTCTATCGTTGCTAGTTGTTCCATTACTTCTTCCTCACTGATAATGTGTATTCTGAATCTACGTTAAGTCCCATAGGAACTACATCGGGATTCTCTTCTAAGTACTGGCGCATGTTAGTTTGGTTAACACGTTTGTCTAACAGCTCCGGTACTCCCTCTTCTAATATAAACTTGTGCATGGATTCCCAATCGCTAGTCCAGTACCGTGTCTTAGTGCTACGGTAGAACAAGCCCTCGGCGGTACGTACACTTTCAACACCCTGCTCATCACAGTATTTAAGTAGCGCGGCTTTCACTGCGTCTAACTTCTCAGACAATGCTTTGTCTTCTTCTTTAAAATTAGCCGATAGTTCTGCGCGTTTACTACGTATCTTTTGATACACCCGCACCATCTTTGCTACTTCTATTTCTTCTGTCATAACTACCTCCTAGTTAGTGGTCGAGTAATATAGTGGCATATAATACCCTAGTCAAGTAGTTCGTTGTAAAGATCAATCATTTTTGTGTGTACGTCTATTCTATTATCTAATAGTGAGTACACACGTTTTTCTACGGCAGAACCTTGTAACTGGACGACGGTACATTTGTGGTCTTGTCCTGCTCTGTGTACACGTGCGTTGGCTTGGGCGTATGTTTCCAGTGAAGAAGTTGGCCCCCACCACACCACTGTGTTTGCAGCGGTAAGGGTCACACCATGTGCAGCGGACTGCGGTTGTATGACTAACACCTTGGGGTCGTCGGTCTCTTGGAACCGTTTGAATATCTCAGTACGTTTACTAGCTGGTACATCCCCACGTATAACCTCAGTGGCTATACCGTCATCACGTAGCTTGTCTGTGAGTATGTCAATGACATGTTTGAACGGTACGAACACGAGTATCTTCTTACTCGACTCATCAATTACTTCGCGCAGTACTTTGTATCGGTTCTTAATATCAAACTCTAATGTCTCTTTGTCATCGGTGTACACTGCGCCTGCGCTTATCTGTAGTAGCTTGTTCATGGTAACCGCTGCGTTTACTGCGGTAACTTGCTCGCCTGCCACGCGCATAACGAGCTGATCCTTCAAAGCTTTGTAATACTTCTTCTGCTGACTTGTTAACTCTACCTCACGCTTAACGTATACCATCGGCGGTAGGTCTAGGCATTCCTCCTTGGTAAACCGTATCGCAGGTTGTAGTGCGTTGAATACTGTATCAGTAGCTGACTCTTTCGGTGCCCACTTGAACTGCGTAACGCGAACCAATACTTGATCTCGGAACGCACTAAAGAACTTAGGTACCGCTTTGGGGTTAACAAGTTTAGCTAGGCCATACGCATCTACTGGGCTTTGTGCGGCGGGCGTACCCGTCATCAGCCACAACCACGTGTCTGGCTTAACTATCTTACTTAAAGTTTTCCAACGGTTGGTCTGTACGTTCTTGTAGTGAGTAGCCTCATCTATAATGATGCAGTCGAAGCCGCCCTCAGCTATAACGTCTTGTACTATCTTAACGCCATCGTAGTTAATGATAACGAAGTCAGCCCCACCCTCGATTATCTTTCGGCGTTTTGCTTTCGCACCATGTGCTACGTCAACGGTTCGGTGCATAGCAAAGGTAAACAAGTCAGCACGCCACGCACTATCCATAATTGACAGTGGGCATATAACTAACACGCGGTTAATCTTGCCTTTCTTCATCAAGTAGTCAGCCGCCCATATTGCGCTGGCTGTCTTACCTGTGCCCTGCTCATTGAAACAGAACGCACGGCGGTTCATAGTCAAGAACCCTGCCGTCTTCTTCTGGTGCTCGAACGGCTCATACTTACCTGTCCATTCGTACCTGCCCTCGATAGGTGACGGCGCGTTGATCTTCATGTTACGCAAAGCCTTGGCCTCGTCTAGTCCCCAACTAACTGCCACTGTGTTAGGCGCGACTTCCTTGCTCCTAGGTATAACCTCTGTAACTTGCTTAGGGTTACGCAGTTTAAGCAGTATGGCTTTGTTATCTAAAATCTTCATTCACCCCTCCGGTGATGTTATTACTTTGGGCTTTTGCCATTACGTGCTCGGTTCTTACTACTACTCTCTACCTTGTACCCATCAGCATTCGACCCGCCATTGGCTAGCGACTTGTTGTGCGATATGTCTTTACCTTCACGTTTACTGTACCCGTGCTTCTTATCGAACTCACGTCTAGCACGTTGTCGTTCCATACGCGCTTTATGTTCCGCAGTCCCTACTGCGGCGTTCACTTGCTTCTTTCGGTCTTTCGGGTTCTTGTACGGCATCTGCCTTATCCTCTTTTGGTTTGTTAAAGATACGGTCGAACTCTGAGTGGACAAGCTCTACGTTTACTGCTGCTGGGCGTCTTCTACTACCTTTCCCCATTACCCTCTCCCGTTATGTGGACATTCTAATACGTCACACCATGCTCGGCACAACCCACTTGGGTTAGCGTTCCACACGTTGTTATCAGATGCGATCACCATTTGTTTATACTTACCTATGTACTTCTCGGTTAAAGCCCGTTGGTCGTCAGCTCGGGTGTACTTACTCCTGATAAGGTCTTTAGACACGACAAACAATAGGCCGCCCTTAACTACCTCTATTTCTGGAAAGTGTTTCCACACTGCTAAAGCCATAAGTTCTAGCTGCCCCTTGTCTGCGTACCGTGCCGACTTACCTGTCTTGTAGTCCACAACCCACGCTAACTTCTTATCATGGTCTACTATAATTAGATCGGCTATACCTCTGAACCATACATCGTCATCTCTGAACCCACATGGCTCTAGGTTAGCTGTTAGCCCTAGCTCATACTCGCACAGCTTCTCCCCTTGGATACGGTTAAGCGCATCGAGTGAGGGTTTGCAGTAGTCGTACTTCTTAGGTAGTGGCTTGTTGTCACGTATATACTCCTCACATGCAAGGTGTACGTCAGTGCCGTAGCGCATGGCGTCAGTTTCTTTCTGCGGATATTCTTTCAATATCTTCACATGGTAAAACTGCTTAGGGCATGTCTCGAATGCTTTAAGTTTACTAAACGACCACGGTGCTATGCTCACAATAAGTAATCCTCATCGTTCCGGTGTTGGTGGTCTTCTATTGCTCGCCGCTGCTCTACACTTATAGAAGTAAATTTACCTGAATTTTTTACAGTTCTATCAGTGGAAGCGCAGCTAGTGCAAGCAGACGAAACGGTATCTTTTCTGCCTTTAGCGTAACGTCTTTGATACCCACCACATTTAGGGCATGGCGTGTTAGTCATATACCGCGCTGCGTTGCCCATCATTTTATTATGATGCTTAACGTAAGCGGTGCCTCTATCGGTAAAGTCTACGGGCTTAAACACTTTATCTCTCACGTTCCACCCCACTAGCTTTTATCTTCTCGTGGATTTCCTCGCGGTGTACGGTAACCTCGTTAGGTGCGTTGATGCCTAACTTTACCTGCCCATACTTGTTTATTTCTAACACCCGTACTTCGATGTCACCGTCTATGATAATTGCTTGGTCTTTCTTTCTTGTTAGTATCAGCATTGCTGCTCTCCTTGTTGGTCGTCTGCGTCTATTTCTTTTTGGCAAATGTTACACGTTGGTTCGTATGGTAGCGGCTCATCTGATACCAGCTCCTTACAATACCCGCAGTTGAAATAATCTTCCATCACTCACACCCTCCATACGTTTTATCAAAACCACTCTCGCAATCAAGTGGCATACCTTTGCACCACGTAGGTACGTACCGCATACACTGCTCTATGTATGCTTGTCCCTGCTTAACTTCTTTCTTCGGTACAGTGCCTGAGAGTATCGTGTGCGCGGTACCGAAGAAAGTAGTTAAGCAGGGACAAGCATCCATAGAGCCGTGGATGCGGTACGTACCTACGTGGTGCAA